CGAACACTCGGACAGTCGTCGTCAATTCCGGGGCTCAATGTTGTCGGGTAGGTCGACTCGTGTTCGGAGCGAGTGGAGTCGAACCCGCAGGGTGAGACGCAACGAGCGACGAACACTCGGACAGTCGTCGTCAATTCCGGGGCTCAATGTTGTCGGGTAGGTCGACTCGTGTTCGGAGCGAGTGGAGTCGAACCCGCAGGGTGAGACGCAACGAGCGACGAACACTCGGACAGTCGTCGTCAATTTCGTCTCTAGTGTTCTTGTATGACGAATGATATTGTAAAGGAATTTTGCGGATCGCGTGGAGCCGACCCGCAGGGTAAGGCGCAACGAGAAACGCAAAATTAAAGGGTAATCTTAACCCCACCCGCCGCCTCCGCCGGCCGCGATTCCATCGACGCTTTCGGATTGGGCGGTGCCGGCGGAGCAATCGTAATCGGGACATAACGAAGGTCCTCCGGTTTCAAAATGAACGCATATCCCACCGACGAGAATTTATCCTCATACGCCTTCAACTTCTCATCGCGCGCCTCCTCCTGAAAGCACATGGCCGCGATCTGGCACCCCCATGTAAAAGGTCCATTGTGTCCATCATTGATGGGTCGCCCCCCTTTATCCGGGAGAACCAAACACATATTCTTCTTATTCGCGTCTTTAAATGCCTGTGGGTCGCCCACATTTTTCACACCAAAATAGGTATACTTACTAAGAAACATCGTCTTGGAACTCATATTTATCAGTTCAAATAGTTTTGTTTTACGGTATACGGGGTTCGTTCCATCCACCATCAAAATAACCTTCCCCTTGAAGTCCGATAGGTTTTCATTCCCTAAATCCTTGGATTGGTATTCTCGCCCGTATTTCGGGCCAAGCAAGTTTCGCGCGACAGTCTTACTCCCCGCAATCACCTTTGCGAGGTTGTCATACATTGTCACATTCTGCGACATCATTCGCATGTGGATGATGAAGGGGTCGCCTGGATTGGGGCATTTTGACCCGGAGAATGCGTAACTCCCGAGGACTTCAAATGCGTCGGATACTGGAATATGGTTATACGTTTCCTTATAATTAAATGAATTCACAGACGAAGATGCGATGACTGGCTGATTATCCACCGAAAACACCTCAAAGTCAATAAAACGACACCCACGCGCGAGTGCGTAGAGACACGCATCCATACTCACCGTCGAGTTCTTGAATTTATCGGGGTTGAATGCGTTATACGCTGCCTTGATATAGTAATCGCGCAGTTTGAACCGGCTTTGACTGTCATCGGGATTGATGGATGTAAGAGTCTTGTCGATGAATTCTTTCGTATTTGCGTCGGAATTCTCCATGCCTTCTTTTCCGGTAGGCGCGGTAGGCACGGTAGGCGCGGTAGGCGCGGTAGGCGCTATCTTTTTACGCTGATGTATCGTCATTTCATTTTCGGTTGTATCCACTGTAAAATTCTCGGTGGAAAGTACTGGACCATCGCCAATTGACGACCGAATGTTTGTAGGAATAAGTTGTTCAATTTGTGAAAGAAACGTCTCGGTATCCGAGTGGGGTGCGGGAGCCGCCTCTTTCGCCTTCGCCGCATCCTTCGCCGCATCCTTCGCCTTCGCCACGAATCCTTCGCGCTTCCGCGTCTTGATAAGTTCCGATATCTTCCATAATGCGAAAACCAATATAATAACCCCAACAAACACGATTTCTATTTGTAATTCTTTCATTGACGTGTTTTACTAATTATATACCGTATATAAAATATAATACACGATGTCTAGATTTTTATATAAAGTTAATACAAGTAGAAATATTAACCATAATAAAATACTAAATGACTGGTGGCTTATTGAATCTCATTGCCACTGGCAACCAAAATGTGATTCTCAATGGCAACCCCAAAAAATCCTTCTTCAAAAGCACCTATCTTAAATATACGAATTTCGGTCTTCAAAAGTTTAGAATTGATTTCGACGGCCAGAAGAAACTCAGAATGACGGAGGAATCCAAGTTCACGTTTTATGTGCCGAGATATGCGGAACTGCTGATGGATACCTATGTCTGCGTGACACTCCCCTCCATCTGGAGCCCGATTCATCCTCCGGCAAATGTGGGCGATATGTGGGCGCCCTATGAATTCCGCTGGATTGAAAACCTCGGCACCCAAATGATTAAAGAAATCGTCATTTCCGTGGGTGGTATGACCCTCCAGCGTTTCTCCGGCCATAATTTGGCGGCGATTGTGGAGCGCGATATGGATAACACAAAGCGCGACCTATACAACCAAATGACCGGACACGTCCCCGAATTATATAATCCAGGCTGTTCGGGTGCGCGCCTGAATCAGTATCCGAATGCTTATCGCACGGCCAATGTCGCCGGCGCGGAACCCTCGATTCGCGGGCGCAAGATATACATCCCCATTAATGCGTGGTTTACGATGTCCTCCAAGATGGCGTTTCCCCTCGTGTGTCTCCAATATAACCAACTCCAAATTGACGTGACCCTCCGTCCCGTGAAGGAATTATTCACCATTCGCGATGTGGGCGACTCTGGCAATTATTGGCCCGTCGTCCAACCCGACTTCACGAACCCCCTCCACCAAATGTGGCGGTTTTTATACCCGCCCCCCAGCATCGATTTATCGCTGAACTCATACCCGAGTCTTCGCACAGACTGGAATGCGGATGTCCACTTGATGGCTACCTATTGCTTTCTCTCGGATGACGAATCCAAAGTCTTTGCCGCGAATCAACAGAAATACCTGATTAAGTCATATTATGACTGGACATTCAATGATGTCACTGGGAATAAGAAAGTCAAGATAGAGAATTCAATGGGGATGGTGTCGTCATGGACGATGTTTTTCCAGCGGAGTGATGTCAATATGCGGAACGAGTGGAGCAATTATACGAACTGGCCGTATAACTATCTGCCGTATGATATCATACCTGCGCCCATCGACGATGACTGGCGCCCGACGTCGTTTACGGAAATCGTCACCACCGCAAGCGATATCCAGACGACGGCGTGGCAAGCGCGCCCCGATTTCGCGAACGACCGCTACTACTTTGACAAAAATGGGCCGAAGAACGGCATTGGCCCGGGCATCAATCCGGGCGATAAACGCCTGACTGGCCTTCACATTACTGGGGATTTTCAGTCGGAGAATGAACGCGACATTTTACAGATGTTGGGGATTTCGTTGAACGGGAAATACCGTGAGAATTTGCTCGATGCGGGGGTATACAATTACGTGGAGAAATATACGCGCACACGGGGGAGTGCGAAACCGGGGATATATTGTTACAATTTTTGTCTGAACTCGGACCCGTATGAACTACAACCTAGCGGAGCTATCAATATGAGTAAGTTCAATCAGATCGAGTTGGAACTCACGACAATATATCCGCCGCTGGATACTGCTGCGGAGGTGAAGGTGATTTGTAATCCGAACACGCGAGAGATTATTGGTATGAATAAGCCGAATGTGAATATTTATTTGTATTCGTATGACCTTCATATACTGGAGGAGCGGTATAATGTGCTGACATTTGTGTCGGGGAACGCAGGCCTGATGTACGCGCGGTGATTCCGTAGCTCCACCTCGCGCGGTGATTCCGTAGCTCCACCTCGCGCGGTGCGCTCAGTTCCGCTACTTCACACCGCGGTTTACGTCGCTACGTAGCTCCACCTCGCGCGATGCGCTCAGTTCCGCTACTCCGCTCCGCGGTTCACGTCGCCGGGTTGTTCGGTATTTAGCACAGTAATGGCACAATATTGGCACAGGCACGGAGTGAAGTAGCGGAACCGACGCATCGCGGAGGTGGAGCTACGGAGCGACGTGAAACGACGTGAAAATGAATAATCTATTGTATATATAACCTGAATACATATACAATGGCCGATGATGACAATGAAGAACCAAATGTCGACGACGACGACGCTGAAGGCGAAGAGAGCACATTTAGCAAAGTAGGCGGTATGTTCGGCGGCGACAAGGACAAGGACAAGGACAAGGACAAGGACAAGGACAAGGACAAGGCGGCCACAAAGAAAGCGGCTATGAAAACAATGTTCGATATCGCCGCACTCAAAGAGTTTGGGCTGAGCGTCTTAACGCTTTTCATTGAAACACTCATTATTTCCGTGATTTGTGTGAATATCCTCTTCTACTCCGCACCCGAAAGTATCCGAATGAATAGCCTCAATCTAGAAAAACTATTCCCCACCGACCGCCATCAATGGCCGTATTGTTATACCAATGAATACACGTCGTGTGACGCAGATTGTGAAGACAAGTTCGGCGGGATTGCCGATGACCCCAAACTATCGTCATCTAAAAAAATCTACCTGAAAGCCGCGATTATTCTGGACACCTACGTCTTTAAATGGTTCTGCCTGACGAAGGACGACATTGATATGATAAAAGACAGCGTGGATGAAGGAGTCACCAAAGTCAATCTCCTGAACTGGGATTTTATTAAGGCGCGATTTAAGCAATGGATTAACAATTCTTTTATATTCTCGTTCTCGTCGGACCGCGCGATGACACTGTATATCTTTGAATTCATCACCAAAATATCGCACAGTATCCCGAAGGAATTATACGGCGCAGTCTCGCCGTTGTTAATTATTTTTATGCCGCTCGTCTTTCTTTTATTCGCCGGGTTTATGTTGATGGGTGGTCCCTTTTTCACCACGGTTATTGGAATGATTGTAAACCAGACGGATCATCGTAAGGAATTTATCGGCGGTTCATTATGGTCGTTATTTACCGGATTTGGTATGGGGATATTCCCCGTCATATCCTATGTCGTCCAACTTATCCAATTCATCGGGACCTTTTTTATTTACCCCCTACTTCATTGGGACGAGTATCGCGAACTGTATGCTCGTTATGTCCCGATTATATTCTTCTTCTTTAATTTGACGTTGATGTTTTACGCGTTTGAGTATCTGGACCTCAATGTTGCGGCGATTGTCATTTTGATGTTGCTGACACTGTATCTCACGCACTATTGGCAAGGTATTATGGATTTTTTCGATAAAATAAAGAATTGGGGCGCATAAGAAAGAACATAAACAATTCATTGTATAAGGTATTATACCCATTTATACAATTTATATAGAATGGGTGGCAAAAAAACACACGCCAGCGCTATCCCGGCATTTGCCCCCGGCGCACCCGAGAAGTCAACCCCGGAATATTTCAAAAAATATCCCTTTGTTAGTGTATGTACTCCAACATTCAATCGTCGCCCCTTTATTCCTGCGATGTTGGCGTGTTTCAATAACCAAGATTACCCACAAGACCGTATGGAGTGGATTATTATCGACGACGGTACAGATCCAGTCGAAGACCTGGTCGCATCGCATCCCCGTGTTAAGTATTTCAAGTATGACACGAAAATGACACTGGGAAAGAAGCGCAACCTGCTTCACGAGAAATCGCGCGGTGAAATCCTGGTCTATATGGATGACGACGACTACTACCCACCCCAGCGTGTATCTCACGCGGTTCATATGCTTGTCACCCACCCGGAGGCATTGTGCGCGGGCTCAAGCGAGATTTACATTTATTTCAAACACATTGGGCAAATGAAGCGGTTTGGACCCTATGGCCCGAACCACGCTACGGCGGGAACATTTGCGTTCAAACGTAAATTGCTGAAACAGCACCGGTATAATGAAGACGCGTGTTTGGCGGAAGAACGCGCGTTCCTGAAAGATTACACCGTCCCATTCGTCCAGCTGGACCCGATGAAGGTGATTCTGGTATTCTCTCACGACCATAATACGTTCGATAAGCGCAAGTTGCTGGTAAATGCGAACCCGGATATCGTGCGCGATTCGCCCAAGAAGGTGATGGATTTTATCAAGGACGCCGCACAACGTCGGTTTTATATGGTGGAGCTGGAGAAACTTCTGGAAGATTATGCGCCGGGACGGCCTGAAATGAAACCGGACGTCATCGCGCAAACACTCCAACTGGAGAAGGAACGCGCGAAGATGGCAGAGGATGCGGCTGCGGCAGGGGGAGGTCCAGGCGGGAATATCATTTTACAGGAGCCAGGTCAACCACCGGTTACATTAAATAACCAACAAATCGTCCAGATTATTCAGAATCTACAGTCTGACCTTGATAAGCGCAATAAAGAAATTGCGCAGTTAAAAGAGGATAACAAATTACTCAAAGAACATTGTGAGGGGCTACTGACGGAACGTCTTCGTGGGCCCGCACCGCCCGCGCCGACCGCACCGACCGCACCGCCCGCGCCGACCGCACCGACCGCGTACACTTCCGCGTCGACAGACACCGAGACAATATTTGTATAACTATAGAACAAATTTCATAACATAGAAAATACAACCATTTCTATGTTATTATTACTTTGATTTACGCCTTTACAATTTCAACCGATTTGATAAGCATCGCCAAAAAACTGTTCTTTGACTCGTGAATAACAAA